CCTCAACACTAACGGAAAATTGATGACTGAGGAGCTTGCACGGAAATTGAAGGATGCCGGGATCACAAGAATTGATATTACCTATCATGGCGATGCCCGCGTAACTACCAGAACGATTGAAATGTTTCGTAAATTAGGCATTGAGGGCCAGCTTACAGTTGATCCGGTGACACGCCCTAATAACTGGGCGGGACAGGTGGACTGGTTTGAAAGCCCCGTCAATTATCTCTGTCCGTGGCTCGATAGAGGTCAAGTCATGATTTACAGCGATGGTGATGTGACTACTTGCTGCCTCGATGCGGCGAAGAAGGGCATGGTTGGCAATATCCTTGATGACATAACACAATTCAGGCTTGAGCCGTTTGAGCTTTGCCATAAATGTCATCAGATAGTGCCTGAGAGAATGCAAATGATCAAGGTGATGAATGGATGATTCAAGATAAATTAGAATAAGGCCACTCTAGGACCCGCGAATCTTAGAGCAGAACGATCAAGGTGGCTGGTAAGAGCTTACCCTTTTACTATGCTGCCTTTTTTCGTTGGCCACAGGAGGACAGGAAAATGCCGTACCCAACACTAGACAGTTTACCGGATAGCATAAAAGTGCTTCCCAAGGATGCACAAGAAATCTGGCGCAATGCTGTAAATAGCTCTCTGGAAAAGACCCCTGACGATGACGAGAAAGCATCAAAGATAGGCTGGGGGGCGGTGAAAAATGCCGGATTTGAGAAGGATGCGGAGGGCAACTGGAAAAAATCAGCTGCCCAAATGACGAAGGAACAGGATTATTCAATCTGGACTTCCATGAAATCGCGGTGTGTCAACAGCAATGATAAAGATTATGCCCGGTATGGAGGCCGTGGGATTTCCGTATGGCAGGGCTGGCAGGATAGTTTTGCAAATTTCATGAAAGATATGGGACCCCGGCCAGACGGTTTTACGATTGACCGGATAAACAATGACGGAAACTATGAGCCTAAAAACTGCAAATGGGTAGACCGGGGAACTCAGGCAAGAAACAGGGCTCATGCCAAAACCCATGAATTCGATGCCGAGATATTCAGCGTCGGGATTTGGAATGGTGACGCATACACGGAAGGCGATCTCAATGAGATAGTAGCGGCCTTCTATGAGCTACAGGAGAAAATCAAACCGCCGGTAAAACTGGCGCATGACAACAAAATGCACTTGGAAGACGGGCAGCCTGCCCTCGGGTGGGTCAAGCATCTGAAAAAAGTCGGCGACAAGCTGATAGCCACTTTGAGCGATGTGCCTGAGATACTTTACAAGGCGATCAAGGCGAACCGTTACAAACGAATCAGCGCCGAGATCTACTGGAACCTGAAAGAGAGCGGCAAGACCTTTAAACGGGTTTTGTCCGCCGTTGGATTGTTAGGAACCGATATCCCTGCAGTTAGCAATCTTGCTGATCTAGAAGCCTTTCTGAGCCTGACTCCCGAAGCCGGGACGTTTGAGAAAATGGCCAGTTATAGCTTTGATGTCAATGAGAGCGGGGAAATTAAACCTGAGAAAGATGAGGTGAACGAAATGGACGAGAAAGAAATCAAAAAACTAACTGATGATCTCAAAGCGGCAAATGCCAAATTGGAAAAGTCAGAAGGCGAGAGCAAGACCTATAAGGCCGAGGCCGAGGTCTTAAAGAAAGAAAAGGCCGATGGTCTTAAGACGGCTCGGACTGATGAAGTCAAGGCTTTCTGTGAGCAGATGGTCAAGGACGGCAAGATGACCCCGGCGGCACGGGATATTCTGACCAAAGACCTCGACACTCACGTTTACACCGATGAGGCCGGTTTCTCCATCACGTTCGATGCCTTTAAGAAATGCTTTGAGACCCATGCCAAGGTCTTTGATATCACGGAAAAGGGCAAAGAAGGTGAAGGCGAGGGAGAGGGCGATCACAAAACGGTGAGCGAGGAGCTTGCGGCCAAGACCAAGAAATACATGGCCGATCACAAGGATGTGAACTATGCCGAGGCTTCCAAGGCCGTGCTTGATACCGACAAGGATCTTGCCGAGCGGTATGCTTTAGAAGACCTGTAAGATCAGGTCATTATATATAGGAGGTGATAGTACATGGCCACTCAGAATGTACGCATGAACACAACCATTAAGGCAACGGAAGATCTCAATACGTCTGCCTTTCAGTATCACGCTATCGCCCTGGTTGACGGAAAGCTCGCAAATAACGGCGAGGAAACAAGCGGCATTTTGCTCAATAAGCCCAAAGATGGCGAATTTTTGTCTCTCGGGTATGTGGGCGAGATGAAGTTTGCCGCCGGTGCAGCGATTTCAGCAGGTGCGAAGCTAGTAGTGACAACTTCCGGCTGGTTTACAACCGCCGATAGCAACGATCCAATTTTAGGAGAAGCCAAAGCCGCCGTGACCTCCGGGTCAATAGGCACAGGGCTTTTTAATCTCCCAACCGGGACAGACAAGTCAAATATAGTCATAGCATCGCTTACATCAAGCGTTGACATGATTGCAGGAACGGCAATGCACTTAGTTGATCATGAGCAAGCCGATGTTGGTCAAGAGGCCGATGCCGTGGCATTAGGCGCGGCAACCGCTGGAACCGCCACCAATTTTGGCCTTCTCGGGATCATGAATGTACGTATTGACCCTGCAAAGGTCTCTTCTTTGGGAGATGGTTTAATGATAACGACTTCCGGGTATTTTCAACCAGTGGATTCCGGTTATTATGCTATCGCGAAAGGCTTGGCAAATATCGGAAGTAATGCACTCGGGAGCGCCCTGTTTCTCGGTGGAACCCTTGGCTATGTTTCGTCAATGTAGGAGGTGATTATTTATGGCAATTCAGGGTCAATTTGCAGTTACAAGCAAAATTCAAGCTGGAGAAGATCTCAGCACTCATCAATATAAGGCTATTGCATTTGATGATGGTGAACGGGCTGATGATAGCCACGAAGCCGCTGGAATCATACTCAATAAACCAAAAGACAATGAGCATGTGGAATACGGCGTAATGGGAGAGTTCAACACGAGGAGGTGAACGAAAATGGCAGGAGGAGGAGCAACAGGTCACGACCTGCACGTAGATCAGCATTTATCGAATATAGCGATTCAATACAAACCCATGGGCATGATCGCCGATGTTATCGCCCCCATCGTTCCGGTGGCCAAGCAAAGCGATAATTACATCATATGGGATCAGGCTGATGCCTTCAGGGTAGAGGATGACAAAAGGGCTCCTGGAACCGAAGCGAACAAGATCGAGCGAGGTGTCTCATCTGAACAATATTTCGCGGACAATTATGCCCTTAAAATGCCCTTGAATCTTGAGGATCGCGAGAATATGGACCCGGTTTTCATCAAAGAAATGCGGGAAGGCCGGACGCAATATATCAAATCCAAACTCATGTTGGGTTGGGAATACCGACTGGCAATGAAATGCACCAGTGGAAGCAATGTGGGCTCATACGCCACGATTACTTCAGACTGGATCGAAGGTCGATCTGGTTACAGTAATCCTATGCTCGATTGCTGGACGGCTATTGGCAATGTCCAGGATGCGACTGGCTATAAGCCGAATCGGTGCATCATGGGTGCCATGGCATGGAGGTATTTCAGGCAGCATGCCGATGCCATAGCAATCGTTCATGGATATGCTGGAAAGTCGGGTGGTACTGGTGTCCGATATATAAGCCGCGAGAACATGAAGGCAATCTTTGAGCTTGATGCATTTCATGTCGGCGAAACTTATTACAACACCGTACAGGAAGGGCAGAGCGTATCACTGAGTATGCTCTGGGGCGATAATGTGTTGTGGTATTACGCACCGAACGCCCCAAGCACAGAGGAGCCCTCATTCATGTATTCGTTCAGATGGAAGAAGCCTGGATTGCCGAATATGATCGCAGAGCGGCATCCATTTGATCCGAAGACCAAGAGTGAGGAAATTGAGCTCGGTTACTATCAGGATGAGAAGATCACAGCAAAAAATCTTGCATACCTGATGACCCATGTAACCAGTGTGTAGTTTTTATTAATCAGTAACCGGAGGGGGGGCTTCCGGGCCCCCTCTTTTAAAAGAGGGATATCATGTTACGAGATGACGCAATAAGGGCTGGCCTTATAAAGCCCACAAAAGCTGACTTTGACCGGGGCTTTACCGAGGATGATTTTCCCCGACCCGATCAGATATT